ACCTCTCTTCCTTCGCGCGGGGAATTGACAGAATGACAGGGAGGGTGACACCCTGTCCAGATTGACACCTTGTCATGACATTTTGTCACTTTGACATCTTGTCAGGGGGGTTGACATTTTGTCATCGGGACCCCCCCTCCCCGCAGGGGGTGGATCACCCCCGCAGGGGACCCCTCCTTAAATTCGGGCAAATTTTTATTACCCCTCACAACGTGCTACACTGGCGTGGGGGTGCATATTGCGAGTAGCGGACTTGCCTGACGACTTACGAAAGCAGATGGGCGTTATATTTGGAGACGTAGAGCGGTTTATACGTATGTTGTGGATCCCGGACAAGGCGAGTTCTAAGCGAGTACGATTTGACCCTAATCTTGAGCAGATGCGTTTATTGGGAGAGATCCAGGGTAAGCGTCGAGTGATTGTGTTGAAGCCGCGTCAGATTGGTGTGAGTACTTTGTTGAGGGCTTATGCATTGTGGGAGGTATACAAGACTGACGACCCGGTGAAGTTCGGTGTGATATCGTTCCATGATCGTTCAGCGAAGCATCTTCGAAAGATGGATAATACGTTGTTGCAGAGCTTGCCTAAGTTGTTGCATCGGGAGTTGAGCATTGATAACTCGACCACTTTGGAGTTTGCAGATACTGAGGCTACGCTTTGTTCTTATACTGCTGGTTCGAAGGGTGGTACGCGTAGCTTTACTTTGACTGCTGCTCATTTGTCTGAGTTTGCTTTTTATGACGATCCTGGTGAATTGCTGGCTCAGGTAACAGCAACGGTAGGGACTGGGCAGATCATCATAGAGAGCACGGCCAATATGAGCGGGGATGCTTTTCATCGATTGGTGCAGGGTTGTCCTGAGAATGGCTGGCATCTGGTGACGTTTTGGTGGTGGGAACATGAGCGTTATCGGATGCCCGCTCCTCGGAGATTCAGGCGGACTGAAGAAGAGGAAGCTCTTGGTGAGCGTTATGGTTTGGACAATGAACAGCTGTACTGGAGAAGGCAGCAGATAGCGACATTGGGCAAGGAGAAGTTTCGCAGGGAGTATCCGGCTTGTATGGATGACGCGTTCTTCTTTTCGAGTTCTACTTATTTTGATGCTGATGATTTGCTGGCTATAGAGGCTCTTCCTTTTGTTGATCGTGATCGGGTGTATGAGGAGCCGATAGAGACGGACTGTTATGCCATGGGAGTGGATGTTGCGGCGGGAGTCGGTTCTGACTATTCGGCCATTACGGTGGTGAGCTTGTCTACTCACCAGCCTGTGTATCATTATCGGAATAACAAGATCAGTCCGACTGACTTTGCTGATGTGGTTGTTCGCATAGCGCAGAAGTACAATGATGCGAAAGTCTTATGCGAGAGCAATAATCATGGGCATGTGGTTCTGTATCGGATGCGGCATACGGGGTATAAGAATCTGTGGTTGTCTCACAAGGGCATGGATTGGACTACTTCGGTGAAGTCTAAGTTGGATGCGTATGAGACGCTTAGGGAGTATGTTGGCGCTGGGATAATAGTGGCTCTTGACATGCAAGTTCTTGCGGAGCTTAGATCTTTGGTGGTCTTGCGCGTTACGCCGGAGGCGCCTAAGGGAATGCATGACGACATGGCTATGTCGATGGCTTTGGCCTATCGGTGCATGCGTGATATCCCAAGAAGAGTATTGACAAATGCGAGACGCAAACACATGGATATGCTACTCTCGAAAGTGAGAACGGACAAAATACGGAATATGCCGATTCCCTGGAAGGTGAATGCGTGATCAGCCCCAAGATTGTAGAGTCACATTACGAAGATCATAAGAAGTACTGGACGGAGAGAAGAGCGGAGATGAGAAGGCTGAGAGCCGCTTATCTCTGCAGATATTGGGACAAGCTGCATACGCCAGACCAGATACTGATTGAGACTTCGAGGGCTTATGAGTTTATTGAGGGCTATGTTGCTTCGTTGTTTGCTCGTTCTCCAGCCATTGTCGCTAAGGGAGATCTGAGAGGAAAGGGAGATCCGGCAAAAGTCCAGGCTTTGGTGAACAATTACCTGGGTGGCATTAGAAACCAGCTGGAAGACAGCACCAGGCTTGGGTTGATATACCCCTGTTCATTCTTGAAGCTTGTTCCAAACGATCATCCAGACCCATATAAGAGGGTTACTGTTGCTGCGGTGGCTCCATGGGACATTATTGTGGACACCGATGCGCATTCATGGCGGTCACAGAAGTTTGTCGGGCATCGGTATCATATCACCCTGAAGGAGGCGAAGAAGAAGTATGGGAACAAGAAGTTCGCTGCACATCCGCTTATCCGCTTCCTGGAGAGGGCTTCAGAGATGCAAGATCATGGTTACAGAGAAGACCAGGGCAACGATGATCCGCATTTTCAGTATGTTGAGATTGTCGAGTTCTATGATTTCGCAGATGACCGAATGGTTGTTTGGAGCCCAGATTACAAGAATGGGGATAAGTTTGTCTATGACGGCATCATTCTTCCGGAAGGTGCGGAAGGAGAGATCAAGGAAAAGAAATACAACTCCATACCTTTCAAGGACAGCGCAGGCTATCCTATTGCTCCTGTTGTTCCTCTGTATTACAGCAGGCAACCGGACCTCCCGATGCGAGGATACTCCTCGTTGAGAAGGGTCTATGATCAGGTCCAAGAACACAACATTATTCGGTCATATCAAGCCTCCATGGTACGCAGAGCAGCACGCCAGTGGGTTGTCGAGTCTGGTGTATTTGATGCAGAAGCAATGGCTAAACTGACACAGGGAGTGGATGGAGAGTTCATCGAAGTAGAGCTTTCGCCTGGTCAGCAACTCTCTGGCTCCATTATTGCGGTGCCACACACCCCTGTTCCTACGGAATTACAGCAATATGTACAGCAAGTGCAGCAAGATTTCGAGCGTGGATCCGTCCTGGCGCCCTTTACAAGGGGGGAATCGACCCGTGCAACCGCTACAGAGATCACTGCTCTCGCTGCATACTCCTCATCTGAGGTCGGAAGACTTGCCAGAGAGAGGGATTCCACCATTGAAGCCGTGGCTGAGATCTATATTTCAATGATGAAGCTCTATTTGGAGGAAGATGGGGACGTGATGGTCATCAATGGAGAGCCAGTTATCGTGACATCGAACGATTTAGACGGAGACTTTACCTTTTATGCACAGGATTCAGGCGCTACACCAGTCAGCGAGGCCATTAAGAAGCAGGAGTTCATGGCTGTGATGCCTACTTTGATGCAAATGGGCGTCCCATTAGACAAGGTGTTGGAAGAAATCGTCAGATACTTCGATCTGCCACACTCATTCCTCGAACATCTGGAGTCTGCTCCGCAAATGCCCCAGCCTGGAGCCACGACAGGCCCAGAAGCCGCTATGCAGAGCAGTTCTGGCATGTCTGGTGGTCCAAGCCCACAAGATATACAGCAATTCCTGCCACAATAGGTGAACATGCGTAATCCAAGACCAAAGATCCTCGATATCGTAGAGAGCAAGGGCTACAAAGTCTTCGAAAACGGGGACTATGACCTTAATCTGATAGGCGTTCGGAAGAAGGACGGAACACCCAACAAATACGACGACACCATGACCGTATGCTACAAGCGAGACGGCCTATGGCAGCAAGAGCGCTACCCCATCACCACTGATCCGGGTGTTTACTGGCTGCACCATCCCATGAGGGTGGAAGGTACGGCCATTCTGGTGCCAGGACAGTACAGATCGGCCTATAAGATCGCTCTTCACAGGGGCAAGTACTCTGCCTTGGTGCAAAAAGGAAGGGTGAAGGTCTTCAGAGACAATAACAAGGACTCCGTACACGACATGGCTCCGGACTCTGTGATGGATGGGTACTTCGGGATCAACATCCACAGAAGCGGAAAGGATACCACGACCAGGGTGAATAAGTATTCAGCTGGGTGCCAGGTCTTTAGCGATTTCGCAGACTTCGCAAACTTCATGGACCTGTGTGAACTCCAGGCCTCCGAGAGAGGATGGAAGACGTTTACTTACACCCTGCTGGAGGAAGAAGATGCCTCTGTATGACTATGAGTGCAATGATTGTGAACACTCGGAGGAGTTCTTCATGGACTTTTACGACGAGTCCCCCCAATGCAGCAAATGCGGCGCGACCATGTACCAGAAGATCTCATTGTGGGCCAATACTCCAGGCCGATGGGGAGATTCTCACGGATACTTCGACAGAGGGCTCGGCACATACGTCAATAACTTCGCTCATAGAGACAAGCTCATGAAGGAGAAGAACGTCCAGCCAGTGTCGGAACAAGAATTACAAGAATACCATCACGGTGTATACTCTGAACAGAAACAGCACGACAGGGATGTTTCAAAGTACACGGATACGTTAAAGAAAACCAACAGCCACGCAGAAGCTGCAGCGGCTGCTTTCCCATGCAATGACATATAGGAGAACCAATGTCCATCCCCCAAGATATTCTCGCTGGCGCTGAAGAAGTTGCTGGAGAGCAGGAAGCATTAGCTACAGACGTTTTAATGGAAGAGGCCCCAAGAGGACAGTTCTCTGCAGCGGCTTTAAACAGGCTTGTAGACGAAGTAAATAAGATCCTTCCTAAGATGGGAATGCCTCTCTACCCAGCATTTGAGGCTGACATTGCAGTTTTTCCTCCTGAGTTTGTAGATGTTATTATTGGCATGGCGTCCGTTGCAGCAGATGCAGGGGTTGAATCAGCTATTGATCTCTCCGAAGTAGAAGAAGATACAGATCTGGCCGTCCTTGCTGGCGCTGTAAGCGCTCTTGCAGAAGACGAAGCCTTCTTAGAATACCTTGCTTCGATGACAGAAGAGCCAGAAGAGGTCGTAGAAGAAGAAGTGGTAACGGAAGAGCCTATGCCTGGTGGTGGAGAGGAAGTAATCGAAGACGAAGAACTGTTTATGCAGAGGATGTAATGGCTGAACCAACCAAAGAAGAGCTGGAAATGATGGCCAGAATGATCTTAGGTAAGGATTACAATCCAGACTTTGATCCAAGATCTCTTGGGAAAAGGGAAGACCAAACAAAAGGAAAGGCAGGAAAACCTTTCTATAAAGAGCCCCCTCTTGAGCCAGCCATGGCTCCATGGGAGTATCTAATTCCAGCACTTGGGGGCAGAAAAGCCATACAATCTATGGCTCAAAAGATGTATAAAGAGTCTATGAAATCTAAACCATCTGGACCAAAAAAAGAAGGACCACCACAAGAGTTAAGAACTAAGATTTATAAACAAGCGTTAGAGTCCAGAGCGGCTGATTTAGATATGGTTCTATACCATGAAGAAATGTTTAATAAAGCTGGACATTCTGAACCAGTATTTTGGGAAGTAAAGCCAGGTGACTACGGATATGATCACGCTAAAAAACTTGGCCATATCGGACCAGATGGTAAGGCTTGGTATACAGAGTTTTAAACTACAGGAGAAATAAATGAGCGAAACAAATACTTCCGTGACGGAATCAACAGAAAGCACAACTGAGAGCGCCCCTGCTGAGGCGGAAATTAGTGAAACGGCGACCGAAACCCCAGAGAGCGCTCCTTCAGAGCCTCCTCAAAATGCTTACGAGGAGCGAATAGAGCAGATTCTTAAGCAGAAGGAGGCCGACGACAAGGGCGAAGAACTGAAGAAAGAGTCTCTCAGAGAAGGCGAGTCTTGGAACGATATCTACAAGCGCCAAGACCCGGAAGTCCAGAGGGCTATGCAGTCCCTCCGAAAGGACTATACCCACAAGACTCAAGAGGTATCGAAGCAACGTAAAGAAGCAAAGTCCGAGATGGACAAGGCTCTCCAATTGCAGAAAAGCCTTTATGAATCAGACGCTTACAAGGGCCTTCAAGAACTTTCCGAAGAGACGGGAGAGGAGTTCGATCCCTTTGATCCTGACTCTTTCAAGAAGTATGTCGAAAAGGCTGTCGCTAAAAGACTCAAGTCTGTTCTCGAGCCGATGTACGAAGAGCAGCAAAAGGTCCAAACAAGAGCAAGGCTTAATCAGTTTATGGACGACCATCCTGAACTGAGATCAGATGAAGGCTTTAAGTCCGAAGTTAAAGGCGTTCTGATCAAGGACAAGAACCTGACGCTTGAGCAGGCGTACTGGATTGTGCATGGAAAGCAGTCCAAGAGCGCTCGGGACAAGCAAAAGTCAAACGATCAGAACAAGATCAAGGCCGCAAGAGCAGCTGGGTTGCATATCGGAAACGGAAGGAAGAGAGGGCTTACCGCTCCGCCGGAAACAAAAGGCATGAAGGCAGCAGATATCTATGATTACTTGCTATCTCAGCAAAAATAAAGTAATACTTAAATAGACCATAGCCCCAGCAGGATACGCGAAGGTCCGGCCCCTCATAAGGATACGCCAAAACGAAACCTCAACTGGAGCTTATCATGGCTTTGTCATTTGACATTCTTGCATCGACCTTAAGGATCTTGCGAGACCGGGAAGTGGACAACACGTTTAGGACCGTACCCTTGCTCGATGCCGTTCAGAAGGCTGGAAATGTAGAGAAGGTTAATGGCGGTTCGAAAGTTGACCATCCCGTTATTCTTACAGAACATTCATCTATTACTCAACTTGCAACTGGTTACGAATCCGTCAACCTGGCTGTCAAGGATCCTCTGCGTACTGCCGTCTTCGATTGGTGTGACTTTGTTGCTCCTGTTGTTGTTACCGAAAAGGAACAACTCTCGAACAAGGGCGACCGTGCAGTCATCCGTATCGCTGAAGCGCGACTCAAGTCCGTCATGGGCATGCTCAAGCGCGAATGGGAACGACAGACTGTCGCTGGAAACTCGACCGTTCTGACTGAACTCAATACCCTAAATGGTGAAGGCGTTGTAAACGCTGGTGCTTGGGGTCCGACTGCAGGGCAAAATACTGCTGGATTCTTTGAGCTTGGCGCTTTTGGAACGCCCGGTGGTCAAACCAATACGGTTGGCGGGATTGCCAAAACATCTTTCCCAACTTCTTGGAACAATCAATCGCATGATGTCGGTGGTACTTTTGCAAACAATTCGCGTGGCCTATTGGGTATGAGCGATTTAATGATCCAGACTTCGATCTATGCGCCTGAAGGTGGGATTGATATTATCCTTGCATCACCCAACTCATACGAACAGTATCGCAATCAACTTGCTGCATTGGAAAGATATAGCAGCATGGAGCAAATGAAGGGAACAGCAGGAAGGCTTGGAATCCTTTATAATGGCGCGATGGTATATATCGAACCAAATCTTGGATTCACTGAAGCCGCTGGCGGAAACCCGATCTCCATGTACTTCCTGAACTCGAAGCTCTTCTCAGTCTACTTCGACAGAGACGCCTTCTTCGAAATGGGCAAGATGGAACGTATCTCCGGTTATGCTGCTATGTCATCTAACATTCTGACCCGTTCTCAGCTTTGCATTAGCAATCTGTCTGGACACGGTGTCCTTTACAATGCGGAGGCTTAATCATGGCTGGTTCAACTTTACTTCAATCACTTGACTCGACTTACGAAGACGGAACTTCGAGAGGCGTAACCCCTTCCAATAGACGACAGATCGAATATTTCATTCCTTCTGCTCCTATTTCGATTGGCGATGCTGTTTCTTTCGATACGTCTCAAACCGCTGACGGAGACAAGACACTCTTTGTCTTGCCTGCCGACACTGGCACTTTGACATCAAGAATCTTTGTTGGGATTGCTCTCGATGCTGCCGTTGTTGCTGATGTTGCTGCGGGAACGGCGATTCGCGTCTGCATTTCCGGTATCTGTGAAGCCAATATTTCTGCTGCCAATGCTGGCACTGCCGGGGTCAATCTTATGATCAACACTGGTGGTGACTTGCAGGATTATGCTGCTGGAAGTGTTTTGCAGAATGCTTGCATGTCATGTGAAGCAAGAGACGGTGTAACTGGAAAAGCAACTGTTGTGGTTTTCAAAAGTTTCTGACAGTTCGTCACGGGGGGCTCGTCCCGCCGAAGGGCATCTTCTGCCCGTTCCCCCCTTCCTCCGTGCAGTGGGAGGGGGGATTTCTTTTTACCAGGGTGAATCATGAGACTTGTTGATCTTCGAGACATGGTGGCGAACATTGTGGACTACGACCCATCGGTCGAAGCCTACAGCAACCAGATCACCGATCTTCTCAACGATGCCTACTACAGGCTGTTCAGCGAGAAGCCATTCACCTTTGCACAGAAAGAAGAGATAGTCGTTGCCAGAGGTGACCTGACATACAGTCTCGGCTTGACAAATGGTTCATCTGCCGTGACGATGCCAATTGGAACAGCAGCAACATCTGCATTCGAAGGACAGATAGTCGAAATAGACGGAACGGAATACACCATTGCATGGGTGAATGCAGCGGGAACCACATTCTATTTGACCGAATTGTTTCCTGGTGCGACAGCCGCTTATTCTTCGACGGTAAAGTTTCGGTATCTCGACATGCCCCAAGACTGCGTTGCTCTGATGAACGTCGCAAAACGCTCGATGACGCTGACTCCGCAAGAACCGGGTATGTTTACTGCACTCGCTCGATACGAAGACGAGTACTACAACCTTCCTCTGG